CAGAAAAACACAAACCAAGCATAGATAATTGGATAGACTTTGCAGGAGATTTCTTAAAAGCTGAGTTAATTAATGAATGGCCGGTTAAGTTAGTAGCTATTAATGTAATCACAGAATTTGACAAAGATGAAAAAGCACGCCTTTTCATAGAAACTGAATATATGAAAAAGAAATGGAAATTAGAACTTAACAAGACTAATCAAGCTTTCTTAAAGTTAAACAAAGTTACATCTCCTAAAGATATAATTGGAAAAGTCTTAACTTTTGATAAGATAATGGTTAGAAATCCAAGCACTAATAAACAAGTCCCTAGTTTCTTAATGGTTAAGATTTAAAATGGAAAAAATAAAATTCAAAGATTTGTCAGGTGCTTTACAATTAGCAATAATTTTAGCATGGATTTGTTTTTGTATGGGTATTTATAAATGGCTTACTTTTGGTTTTTTATTTTGAGCCTTTAGCTTCTTTCATTAACTCTTCATGTATTTCTTTATTTGAGGAAGAATTTTCTTCTTCCTCTTCCATTTCTTTATTATCTAAAAGGTACTGCTGTCTTGATATCTTCATGTAGACCTCTTTTTTAAGCTCACCCTGAAGATTTGGAACTCTTATGTGCTCATGATAGTAACTTCCGTCTTTTTCTTGCTCTCCTAGCTTAGCAGCTATGCAATACTTGTTTGAAGTTTCACAAGCTCTACACCAGATATTATGTGTAAAAGAACAGAAATAGCCATACTCAACAACCTCATGACAAAGATGACATTTAAACATTACTTGAGAATTATCAATCTCATTCTTATCAACCTTTTGTATTTTGGTATTGAGTGCTTTCTCACTAATCTCAGATATATTAAGATGTTCTTTTTTAGCTTTGTTATGTATTGCTGTATTAATCCTAATCATCACATTCTTCTTCATAAAGACTAAAATGCATAGAACTTTATATATCTTTCCTTACACCTATGTTTCCTATGGAAAACCCCTCTCCCTTAACAATCCCTCTCCCCTTCTATGTGCATATATTCTATGCATATATACTCCTTGTTGTTGCTTCCCAAAATAGAAAAATTCACAATTTCGCTCTGAACTCAGGCCCAGTGTCCAGTTTTCAGGCTAACTTACCTCTAACCCTAACGATTTTATGATAATGAGAAGCTGTTAAAGTATTTAAGTATTTATGTTTATTGGGTGCTTTCAGTGCTGAGAGAAGGTAGCTTTCGCTCACATTAAACAATAGAATTAAATAGTTTGCTAACTTTCAGATTTCGTAGAAATCTGTGTGTGTCACTACTCTTTCTTGATGGTCTTATAGTGTTCGCTCATGCATACCCTCACTCAAGCACTGAAAGAGGGGTTTTGATGCGGGCAAAACCCCTCTGTTTCCCCCCTTTTATGTGTAATAAGTTCGCATAATGGATATTGTGCGAACTATTGGTTAAGCGCTTAGTTCAGTGTAGTTAACCCTCCTTACCGAATAACTATTGTGTATACCCTCTCCCTCAAGCCCAGAAAAGACCGAGAGTTGTTCCTGCTTAGTAGTGAAAATGCTTACCTTCCTCCCCGATTTTTTAAATTATTTTAAAAAAGAAAAAAAGAAAAAAAACAAAAAATATATAAATCTCTATGCATTAAGCAAGTAATGAAGAAACACAAAAAACTAAAAATTCCAAAAGATTTGAACTTAAAAATCTTAAATGAGGAGGAACAACTTTGGACCGAGATGATAGAAAAGCTGGAAATGACCTTGAAACAACTAAAGAAGGAGATAACCCTGAACACAGCATTCCTAGAGACAGCAAGACAAGAATTAGTAAATACGAAGCAATAGAATTAGACGAATGGCAAAAAGAAGTTTTAGATTACAAAGGGAATATAGCTTTAAGAGCAGGTCGTCAAGTTGGAAAATCAACTATAATCTCTATCAAAGCAGGAGACTTTGCAGTAAACAATCCAAAATCTTCAATTATGATAATTTCCGCTACAGAAAGACAAGCATACCTCTTATTCTTAAAGGTCTTGAACTACTTGCACGATAACTACAGAAGCCACATCAAAAGAGGTAAAGACAGGCCAACAAAAACAGAACTTAAACTAACTAATGGAAGCATAATTAGGTGTCTCCCAACAGGAATGGACGGATTAGGTATTAGAGGCTACACAATTAACGTTTTGATAGCTGATGAAGCTGCTTTTATTAATAAAGACGTATGGCAAGCAGTTACTCCCATGTTAGCTACCACAGGTGGAAAGATTATACTCCTCTCAACCCCATTCGGTAAAGAAGGCTACTTCTTTAATAGATTTCAAGATACAAACTTCAAACAATGGCATATAAGTAGCGAAGTAGTAGCGGAAAGTAGAGAAGAGCCTCAAAGAACATTTATGAAAAGCTTCCAAGAGGACGAGAAGAAGAGTATGACCTCTTTACAATATGCTCAGGAGTATTTGGGAGAGTTTGTTGACGAAATGAGACAGATGTTCCCCGATGAGCTAATAAAGAAGTGTTGCACTCTAAAAAGAGGCGAAAGTCGAAATGAGCGCTATCAATTCTTCTTAGGAGTGGATATAGCCCGAATGGGAGATGATAAGTCTTCATTTCAAGTAATAAAGAAGCTAGATAACCGCACTTTTGAGCATATAGAGAGTGTAATGACCTCAAAAACTAAGACTACAGACACTTTTGATAGAATTTTAAGCCTAAATCAAACCTTTAACTTTAAACATATTGGAATAGACGCAGGAAGCGGCTCTTTAGGAGTTGGAGTTCTAGATTTCCTATTAAGAGAGCCAAAAGTGAGAAGTAAGATTGTAGCTTTAAACAATATTGCAAGAGACTTAGACAGATACGGAGAGAGAAAGAGAACTATTCTTAAGTTTGATATGTATATGAATTTAAAGGCTATGATGGAAATGGGAGTTCTCAAACTTCTCAAAGATGACGAGGTAGTTTCAAGTCTTAGAGCCATTCAATTTGAGTATAATATTAGTTCTGGTAAGAAGTCTAACATTCATATTTTTGCTAGTAGACACTCAGATACTGATTTAGTAGAGGGGTTAATGAGAGCTGCGTGGTTAGCAAATAGGAAAAATATAAATAGCTTCATTAATTACTTTTAGCATGAAAGTAAACGGCATAATTAAAGGCTTGCAAGAAATAAAAGCAGACTATCCTAATTTGACAAATGACGAGGTGCTAAAAATCATGTTAATTAAAGTTCTTATTGAGGGTAAGAGATAATGGCTTGGACATTATGCACTTCAGGAGCTGCTATTGCAAAGGCTGGAGCTAATTCAAATAGCACAATAATAGCAAGCGGAGCAACTTTGGCTCAGTGGAGTGAAGAGGCTGAGGGTAGAATTTGTATTCAACTACATACCGACGTTGTGACTAACTTCTCTTCATATGATACACTATTACAATATGCTTTGAGTGACGCTTGTTCTTCTCTAATGGCCATGCAAATAATAAATTATGATATGAGTGGATATACAAGCAGACAAGAAGCTGGAACTATGCTTGATGTTCAAGATAGTAGATACAGAGAAAATCTTAAGATATTAGAAGATAAGAAAATGCAGAGGTTTAGTACATAATGGTATTACAGAAGAAGTTTGTAAAGAGCCAAGAAACAGCTGTCGCTAGTTTTAGTTATACTGATATTGCCGAAGGCACAGGTGTAACTAGCTTTTACGCTTTTAGAACAAGAGACACTACAGCAGTTGATTATAAACTATCCGGCCAGCAACCTTTCTGTGAAGATGAAGATGTAGCAAATAGTTTAGGTGCCGAACTACAAATGAATACAGGTCTTACGAGAGAAATAGATTTTGACCTTTCCCTTTTTAATATGCCTAAAACTATTAAAGGAACTATGAGATGCCAACTACCAACACACCAACTAGGCGGGGTAAATAACACTTATTATTTTCAAGTAAAATTAAGAAAATGGGACGGCACAACAGAAACAGAGATAGCTAATAATACTTCTAAAACTTATGTAGTGCCTAACTCTTTTAATTTTATAGTTATGGATATAGATGTCCCCCAAACACACTTTAAAAAAGGAGAAATTTTAAGAGTTACAATTATTCAATGGGATAATGAAGGAGGCGCAGCATGCTATTTAGGAATTTCCCCTCAAAATCTTGCTACTACTCACTTTACTCCTGGAACTAACATTCCAACATCTACATGTAAATTTGACATTCCTTTCCTATTGGACTTATAAAATGAGAACTGACATACAACAAACAAGCACAATAGACATGAGCACTATTAACGATTATAAGGTAGACCCTAAATCAACTGACGGCATACAAGGCGGAGATACTACAAGGTGGACTTTTTCCAACTTTACTAAGTGGTATGGATACTATGACGATATTCCTGAATTAAAGAAAGCAGTTGGAACTTATGCTACGTGGGTAGTGGGTCAGGGTTATACAACAGATAACTTAAGCAAAGTTATTTTAGACAAAATTATAGGCTCAGGCGAAGATGACTTCACTTCTATTCTTTGGAACATGTTAGTTATTAAGAAAGTAAACGGAGACGCTTTCGCTGAGATTGTGAGAAATAATAAAGGAACTTTAATTAATATTAAACCTTTAAATCCTCAAAGAATGGCTGTAGTCTTTTCTAAGAAGGGAATAATAGAAAAGTATGAGTATTCAAACGGAAGCGGTATTCAAATGTTCAAACCTAATGAAATATTTCATTTAGTAAACGACAGGGTAGCAGACAATGTTCATGGGGATAGTGTAATCAAAGCTCTTCAGTGGTTAATAAATTCAAGACAAGAAGCTATGGTTGACAAAAGACGTATGCTTCATTTAGGAACTATTAGAATTATTGAAGTTGACGAAGATGACAAAACAAGATTAGCAAACCTTAAGATAGATTGGAAGGATAGCATAGAAAACGGAAACGTTTTGTTACTACCTAAAGGAACAGGACAAGTTCAAGATTTAACCTCTCCTAACTCTGAGCATATTGTTTGGATTAAATACTTAGAAAATGCTTTCTATAAAGCTGTTGGAACTCCAAAAACATTAGCAGGAGACGCTGAAGGTATTCCTGAAAGTGGTGGTAAAATGGTAGTTTTCACTCATGAACCAACATACATAAGAGAAGTAACAGCTTTAGAAAAAGACATTTGGAACCAACTAGCAATAAAAGTAGAGTTCAAAAGACAATCTTCACTTCAAGAGAACACTCAAGAACAAGAAGACAAAAGCACTAATCAAGTTCAAGCTTCACAACCAAATGATACAGGGGTAACATTATAATGACTAAAAAGAAAAAGGAGAAATTGATAACTAAAAGAAAAATGTGTAATATAGCAATAGCTGCTGCTTTAGTATTCTTTGGAGCTTTCACTACAGGCCAAATTACCTATGAAGCAGTAATAGCTGCATTTATAGCTGCTATAATAATATTCTTAACACAAGTAAGAGACGCACTTTCAGTTACATCTCCAAAAATAAACCTATTTAATATCTTATAAAATGGCAAGAAGGAAAACAAAAGAAGAACTATTCGGGTTGCAGTCAGTTGACCCTCTACTAGCAGCAGCCAAACCAGCTACTAAGACACCTAAAACTCCTGCTGCTGAAACCCCTACTAAAAACCCTACTCCAAACTCTAGAGAGGTCTTAGTAGATTTAGATGCTCTTCGTTCTCAAAGAAAAGCAGAAAGAAGAACAGGAATACCTGACCAACCTGTAAGAACTTTTGTCAGACAAGAAGGTGGAACTTTTGCCCAAACGGATGCTGAAGCAGCTCCTAGAGCTTCTAAAGTTGCTGAAGGAGTTCCTGAAGAATTAGAAGAAGCAGGAGCTTTTGAAGAGGTAACTCCTCAAAGGACAGAACTAAGCCCTGAAAATCCTATGGGGTTTATAGGAAAGATACCTGTAGTTGGCCCTATGTCTAGAGCTATGACTTCTATAGTTCTTGCTCAACAAAATGAGTTTTCAGGTAAATTTGAAGGACCTATTGATGAACAAAGCGCAAGAGAAATAGTTTTAAGAAAAATAAGAGACGATAGTCTTAACGAGGGTTTAACAGCTGCAGAAAGTTTTGGAACTCTTATAGAAAGTATTCCTATTGTAGGAGCTTTAGCTAGTAAATGGGCCAGTGGTTTAATAGAAACTCCTAGCGGAAATGCTAATAATGTTATAGGAGAAATTAACAAAGTTAAAGAGGCAGCTTCTACAGGACAAGAGAAAGTTAGAAATGGATTAGAAGACCCTGTTTATGGTTTAGAAAGGTCAAGACAAATGGAAGAGCAAGTATCACACTTAGAGGGAAGAATTAAAGCTTTAATAAATTCAAGCCCAATTTTGATAGCTAACAGCGACCAAGTTAATACTATTGAAGAACAAATTCTAGAAGCTAAAGAAAAGATAGCAAGATATAAACAAGCTTCATCTTTTGGATACACTGCTGAACTAACAGGCACGGGAAGGGTTATTCCTACAGACGAACAAATGTTCTATGAATTACAAGGAAACTCTAAATCATAGAAACATATATAAATCTATGCAGTTTTAATTAACTATGACAGAAGAAAAGACACCTGCTAAAGAAGAGAAGATTACTTTTCTAAAGGAGCTTAAAAATGAACGAGAGCAACTACAAAAAGTCAGAGACGAGAACACAGAACTTCTTAATCAACTTAAGGAGATTAAGGCAGAAGAGATTATCTCTGGAAAAGCAGACGCAGGACAAAAGAAAGAAGACCCTGAAGAAGAAAGCCCAAAAGATTATGCTGATAGAGCACTAAGAGGTAAAATATGAGTTTTGAAATATTAGACCCTGTGTGGAATGAGGTAACACTTTTAGCTTTTCTATGTGTATTAGGGATTGTAGGCCTTATGCTTAAAACATTTCAATTAATAGGAGACTTTATACATGCACCTTTTCTTCGGCACAAGAGGCATAAAGCAAGACGTAGATAACTTTATAAGGGATTTGCAAGCTCAGTATTTTCCTTTAAAAGTAAAGAACAAAGACGGCTCAGAAAGAGTTGTCCATGTTCAAGGAATTCTAAGACCTTTTCAAATGTGGGAATATGTATTCCCAAAAGAGTATGAACAAGTAGTAGTTAACACAATTTGTCATAAGCCAAACCCTGTTCATAAGAAGCTAAGTAAGTTTATGCCTATGTTAAGGAAAGTTTTAGGAGCTAAGAAGGCTTTAGATGTAGAGGAGAAAGGAGCTAAAATTTTAACTTCTAGAAATATTAATATTGATATTCTCACAATAGGCAAGAAAGATGACAAAACTAAAGAAATTAAGGAAGGAGACGTGGATTGTCATCCGTTTAGAGTTGGAGACAGCTTTGAGGCAGTTTAGTTATTCGGCTAACCGAATAACAGAAAAGTATTTAAAGTTTAAATTTCTAAATTAGCTATGACAAACGAGGCGGTAATAAGAGACAGATTAGAAAACCCTATTGATTTCACTATTGCAGACGGAACAGCTATTGAAAAAGGGGTTTTATTAGAACTTCAAGACGCTAGAACTGCTATTGCAGTTACAGATATTGGTAGACCTTTAGCGGGGATTGCAGCAAGAGAAAAAGTAGCTTCTGACGGAAGAACTCAATTAGCAGTATATAGAAAAGGGATTTTTGATATGTATGCAAGCGGTGCTATTCTTGTTGGTGCTCCTGTAGCAGCAGAAGGCGGAGACTTTACTAATTATGTAATCGCTACAACAACTGCAAGCGGTGCAGCAGTATTAGGACATGCTTTCGAAACTGCAACAGACGGAGAGCAAATTCAAATTTATGTTAATATTGGTGGGGGCGTAGTGTAATGGCTCCTGATAGTGTAGAAATGCAAGACATAAGAGGCTTAGACATAGACAAAGCTCTTAAAGGTTTTGAACTAACAGCTTATATTTTTAAAGGACTAGTAAACAATAGCTCAACAAATGGTGACGCTATTAGGTGGTATCAAGAAACAGCAGCAGACTTAACAACTACTTCTCCAAGCGTAAATGCTAATGTTTCGCCTCTAAGCACTTTCCCAACTTTAGAAGTAAGTTGGACTAGAAACACAAGCTATCCAAGAAAGTATGCTAACGAAGGGTTTATTTCTATTGAAGACATTAAGTCAGCAGATATTGATGTATTTGCTAGAACTATTCTAAGACTTACTCGTGCTGTTGCAAAGCAAGTAGATACAAGAATTTATAATATTTTAACTGAAACTCAAACACCGGTTAATATTGGCTCAAGTAATGCTGTAGGTGGTGGTTGGGACGCAGCAAACACTAACCCTATTGCAGACTTACTAAGTGGAGCTCAAGCAATAGCAACAAATAATTATGATACAGGTGGTTTAGTAGTGGCTATGAACCCTAAGAACTACAAAGATTTAATGGTTTATTTAACTACAACAGGTGGTTCTAATTGGACACAATACGCAAGCGAGAAAGTTCAAACAGGAGTTGTTGGCTCATTATTAGGAATGAAGTTAGTAGTTAGTAATAATGTTGTAGCTGATAGTGTGAGTGTATCTTTACCAAGCACAGCTGTGACATGGAAATCACTAATGCCTTTGTCTTCTAAAGTTATTGATGACCCCGGTATCGGAAAGAAGATTAGAATTTGGGAACAAGGAGAAGCAATCCTTACAGACCCTAAAGCTTCTTATTTAATAACAGAGACAGACCTTTAAAGATAATTATTTAAAGTTTAATTCTATATAATTTTATGACAAGTAACTACGTTGAAAGAACTGGAGCAGGCGGTCCGGGAACTGCTATAATAACTAATGATGACAAATATCTTTTAGTTATAGAAGACCCTGTAGATGATAGCGACAAAGATTATGGTAAAGTAAAAGACTCAAGGAGCTTTTAGAATGGGTGGTCCAAATTCAGGACGAAGACCTGACCCTGTTAAACAATTAATAGGAATTAATAAACCACAATTAAAAACTGGAAATAATTTTTATTTACCAAATTTAGCAGGAATTAGAAAAGAAGCAAGAAAGAATGCTAATAGCGAAGAGCTGGCTACTAAAGAATATGTGGATAGTATTTTTATTGGGACTAATTTTGATTTCTATGCTTATGATGATAATTCAGATATTCCAACTTACAAAGAATTTAAACTAACACCCTCTTCTGGTGCAGAAGTAGAAGGAAATGTAAGCGTTCTAGGAAATGCAACAGGCCAAATGGTAGGTGCAAGAATAACAGAAGATACTATTAATATACCTGAACTAATGACTTCTCTTCAAGCTGGTATCTGGCAATTCCATGTTCATATGAGAGCTGCAACTGCTAACAGATTAAAGTTCTTTGCTGAACTTTATGTTCGTTCAGCTCTAGGAGTTGAGACTTTAATTTCTACTACAATACCTACAGATTTTATAAGCACTACTGATTATGGCTATGAAGCACATGGGGAAATTATTACAAGTTTAGCTTTAGAAACAGGGGATAGAATTGTAGTAAAAGGTTATGCAACTAATGCAAGCCCAGCAGCTACTACTCTTTATATTGCAGTAGAGGGAGACACAGCTTCAAGAGTTACTTTACCCGGTTTAAGTTCTCCAGCACATCATGAGGGATTAATTAATTTAACTTATGAAACAGCAGGACATACAGGCTTTGCTAGTCAAGAGGGAATGACAGCTCTTTCAGGTGCTCACTATTCTTTAAGTGGTGCTTATGATAGTCATGCAGCAGACACTACTATTCATTATGTAAATCCGGGATTTCTAACTTCGGGTGCACAGGTAGACCACGATGATTTAGTTAACACACACAATTTAACAACAGACATAGACCATGACCAGCTTTTAAACTATGTAGCTAATAAACATATAGATTGGACTAACACCTCAGAAGATTTTAACACAACAGGAGAGGCAGTTGTTGGCTCTAATTTAGATGTTACAGGATATGGTATATTCAGAGGTGCTAGTAATTGGATAGGCTATGGCTCTTATGCTTCTAACTTATACATAAGCGGAGCTACTACAGCAGAGGGAGATTTTGATGTCTTAAGTAGTGGAGCTGCTACTATCTTACACGTGGATAATACTTTGGGTTATGTAGGAATAGGGACTGACGCTCCTTTATGGCCTTTATATATTTATTCTCCTACAACAGAAACAACTAATTTAGGAGCTAAAATTTTAAAAGAAGTAGATAATAGTGCAACAAATCAACAGGGTTTATTATGTGACTTAAGGATTTATAATACTGCAACTTCGGCAAGACAATATTATGCTTTAAACGCTCCTGTTAATTGGTATAGTGACGAAGACTGCACAGCTAGTGATAGGGGTGTAATCGGTGGGTTGTATGCAGTAAGATTAAGAGGAGAGGGAACAATAGGTATAGCAAGAGGTGTTACTGCTTCTGTTGAGAACAAAGACGCAAACGGAACTATAACAAATGCTTATGGATTTTATGTAGAGGACGGCTTAAATGATGGAGCGGTAACTAATAGGTATGGTTTATATTTAGAAACTCAAGACAAAGCTACTAATCACTGGGGAATATATCAAGCTGGAACAACTGATGATAATTACTTTAGCTCATGGCTTACTTTAGCTAACCATGCAGCACCCGCTACACCCACAGCGTCGGGAAGAATTTTTGTAAGTGGTGGGGAGCTATGGTTTATTGGTAGTTCAGGAACTCAGACACAGATAGCAGTAGCATAGAAACATTTATAAGTAAGTGTTACATTTCTGTAACATGAAAACAAAAGGGTTAAGAATGAATTTGAAAGACTACCGACGATTAAGACGATTAATACCACCTAGAAAGAATGAAACTTGTGCTGATTATATGACAAGAATTACTGACCGAATAGCATTATCTAAATGTGTAAATTGGGAGAAGTATGAAGAAAATGAATAATTATTTAAAAGGAATAGTTAGTATAATTGTGATTTCAATATTAACATTTATTTTTTATAATATATGTAAGTTATTTGACAGATATATTAAAAAAAGAAGATTAAAAAAGGGGAAGTATGAAGAAAATGAAATTTAATTTAAGTGAAGAAAAGAAAAGAGCATTAGAAGAAGTAAAGAAAAAGGAAAATAAGAGTTGTTCTAATTGTTCTGATTGTTCTGATTGTTCTAATTGTTCTTATTGTTTTTATTGTTCTGATTGTTCTTATTGTTCTTATTGTTCTGATTGTTCTGATTGTTTTGATTGTTCTAATTGTTATAATTGTTCTGATTGTTATAATTCAAGATATATGATTAAGAATGTTCAATTCACTGAAGAAGAATATAAAGCATTTTTAAAGGGAAATTTAAAATGAAAACAATAAAAGGAGATTTAATATTAACAGAAGATTACAAAATAGAAGAAGACTTAAAAGTAGAAGGAAATATTATTTGTAAAGGTGGGGTTTGGAATATTAATGCTTGGGATATTGATGCTTGGAATATTAATGCTAGGAATATTGATGCTGTGGATATTAATGCTGAAGATATTAATGCTAGGAATATTGATGCTAGGAATATTGATGCTGTGAATATTGATGCTAGGGATATTGATGCTGGGGATATTGATGCTGTGGATATTAATGCTGAAGATATTAATGCTAGGAATATTAATGCTTGGGATATTATATGTGAAAAAAGAATAAAAAATAATAAAAATGTTAAAACTATTTGTAGGATTTATATTAAAAATAGAAATTCTTTTGAAAGAAAAGAACAGGAGAAATCAAAATGAAAGAAAAACTAGACCCTGAAATTAAAGAATTAATAAAAACTCACATCTTAACTAAAGACATGACTATAGATGATACCATAGAATATCTATATAAATTATTTTCAAAATGAAACTCAGCATAACTAAACCAGTTTTGGATTTCTATAACACCAATCTTTTTTTTTCATCGGTTATGCTGAGATTTATAATAGAACACAAAAGGGGGTATAAATAAAGTGGAAACAACAGAAAAACACAAACCAAGCATAGATAATTGGATAGACTTTGCAGGAGATTTCTTAAAAGCTGAGTTAATTAATGAATGGCCGGTTAAGTTAGTAGCTATTAATGTAATCACAGAATTTGACAAAGA